TACTCCGCTGAACGAGAGCGTTCTATTGGTATCGGTGCTCTCGGCTTTCATGCTTACCTACAACGTAACGGGATCGCTTTTGAGGGAGTTATGGCCAAAGTAGCCAATAACAAGATATTTAAAACTATTCGAAAGGGATTAGATGCAGCGAACATTGAATTGGGTACCGAGAGAGGTGAAGCTCCTGATGCGGCTGGTACCGGTCGTAGGTTTAGTCATCTTATGGCTATTGCTCCCAATGCTTCTTCTTCCATTATCATGGGGAATACTAGTCCTAGTATTGAACCTTACCGTGCCAACGCTTATCGGCAGGATACTCTTTCGGGCTCTTTCTTAAACAAGAATAAATGGTTAGATGCTATTATTCAAAAGCATTTAACCAACGAGTTGAACGAAATCAATTCTGATGAGTATAATGATGTTTGGTCTTCCATTATTGCTAATGATGGTTCGTGCCAACATTTGGATATTCTTACGCAAGCAGAAAAAGATGTGTTTAAAACTTCCATGGAGATTGATCAACGTTGGGTTATCGACCTTGCTGCTGACCGCCAATCATACATCGATCAAGCACAATCATTAAATCTATTTTTTAGACCAGATGTTCACATTAAGTATATCCATGCAATTCACTTTATGGCATGGAAAAAAGGATTGAAAACATTATACTATTGCCGTTCCGAAAAGATTGGTAAGGCAGATAAAGTTTCTAAAAGGATTGAACGAAATGTAATTAAAGAATTAGATATGACACAAATAGCACAAGGCAATGATTGTATTGCATGCGAAGGATAAAATGGCTTACTCAGATAAAGTATTAGATCATTATGAAAATCCTAGAAATGTAGGTAAATTGGATGCAAGTGATGATGATGTGGGTACCGGCATGGTGGGTGCTCCAGCGTGTGGTGATGTAATGAAGCTTCAAATCAAAGTAAAAGATGGAATTATTACAGATGCAAAATTTAAAACTTACGGTTGCGGATCGGCTATCGCTAGCTCGAGCCTCGTTACCGAGTGGGTCAAAGGTAAAACGCTTGAGCAGGCAGGATCGATTAAGAACTCTCAGATTGCGGAAGAACTTGCTCTCCCACCAGTCAAAATCCACTGCTCAATACTTGCTGAAGATGCGATTAAAGCAGCGATAAAAGATTACGAACTTAAATGTTCATGTAAGGTATAAAATGGTTAAAGTAACCGATAACGCATTTAGTAAAATAAAAGATTTGATTGTAGAAGAAAAGAATCCTAATATGGCATTAAGAATGTCCGTAAAAGGAGGAGGTTGTTCAGGATTTCAATATGAATTTAGTTTTGATGAAAATCAAGAAGAAGATGATTTTGTAATTGAAAAAGATGATGTTAAAGTTTTTGTTGATTCCATGTCAGCACAATATTTAATGGAAGCAACATTAGATTATAAAGAAGAAAAATTCAATTCACAATTTGTCATATCCAATCCAGAAGTTAAAAGCACTTGCGGATGTGGCTCATCATTTAATGTTTAACAGTAAAGAGAATAATGATTAAGAAAATAGAATCGAGGGTTACCGATGAGCGCACATATTTCAAACCTTTTAATTATCCTTGGGCTTATGATGCTTGGCTTAAGCATGAGCAATCACATTGGCTCCATACCGAAGTACCTATGCTCGAAGATGTTAAAGATTGGAAAAAGAAACTCACCAAAGAAGAAAAACAATTTCTCACACACATCTTTCGATTCTTCACCCAAGGAGACATTGACGTTGCTGGTGGCTATGTTAATAATTATCTTCCTTATTTCCCTCAGCCCGAAATTCGGATGATGCTTTTGGGTTTTGCTGCAAGAGAAGCATTACACATTGCTGCATACTCTCACTTAATTGAAACTCTCGGTTTACCGGACACTACATACAATGAATTTATGGCGTATGCTGAAATGAAAGAGAAACATGACTATGTTATGGACATCTCCAGTAAAAACACCACAAAAGAAAACACAGCAACACATATTGCCGTGTTCTCGGCCTTTACTGAAGGCATGCAGTTGTTTAGTTCATTCATTATGTTATTAAACTTTCCACGCCACGGTAAAATGAAAGGCATGGGCCAAATTGTAACTTGGTCTATTGTTGATGAAACTCAGCACACCGAGAATATGGTTAAATTGTTTAGGACATATATAGAAGAAAATCGTGAAATTTGGAACGATGAATTGAAAGGTCGATTATACACCATTGCTGAGAAGATGGTAGAATTAGAAGATAAATTTATTGACCTCGCATTTCAAATGGGTGGTATGGAAGATTTATCATCCGAAGATGTTAAGAAATATATTCGTTATATTGCAGACCGCAGATTGATTTCTTTAGGACTCAAAGGTCAGTTTAAAGTGAAACGTAATCCTTTACCGTGGGTGGAGGAAATGATTAACGCACCAACACATACAAACTTCTTTGAGAACAGAGCGACCGATTATGCAAAAGGTGCTTTGTCCGGAGATTGGGGTGATGTGTGGGCCAAATAAGGAATAAAAATGTCGAACAAGGTTCTAACTGGAGAATGTTCCAACTGTGAATCAACTTATACGGTGGAATTTATGGAAGAAATGGTCTCACAAGAATTGCCAGAGCATTGCCCATTTTGTGGTGAAATTATCGAAGAATTATCCGAGGACTATATAGAGGATGAAGAAGATGATATGGATAATGGAGAATGGGATTAATCTGGCAATATGATGGTAAAGATTTTACGGAAGATTTGATTGGTAATAATTACGGGTTCGTGTATCAGATTAAAAACCTGACGAATGGTAGGAAATACATAGGCAAGAAATTTTTCTATTCTGCCAAAACCAAGCAAGTCAAAGGTAAGAAAAAGAAGTATAAAGCTCCAAGTGATTGGCAAACTTACTATGGAAGTAGTGACATACTGAAGCAAGATGTGTTATCATTAGGTCATGAAAACTTTAGTCGAGAAATTTTGCATCTTTGCCAGTCCAAGGGAGAATGTGGTTATCTCGAAGCTAAAGAACAGTTTATTCGTGGTGTTATGGAATCGGAAGATTACTACAATACATGGATAATGGTACGAGTCAGAAAATCACATATCAAGGAATACAATGCTAGACTTCTTAAAGGTACTAACTGAGGAAGAATTCGATGCCTACTTTTTTTTACCGGGTCCTAAAAAGGATACAGTTCACATCGAAGGCGCCATCTATAAGAATCCAGGAATCAAGGTAGGTGGTTCGGACCTTGGAGATGAGTATCATGTCATACTATTCAAAGATAACATCGAGGATGACGTTTTGGACAATGTTGATCGGTTTGATGCCGTTTTTGCAGCACCTCTCGAATATATCTCCGAATTAATACCAGCACATTGGTTTGGTGTTCTTGCTAAGAAAACTACCACTTCTTCTGCCTTCATCCAAAAAATATTTGACAAACTCAACGAAACGTGATATAATAGGTATATTACTGAAAATACCACTAGAAAATTTATTATGATACTCATTGACCTAAATCAAGTATTACTCGCCGGACTCATGGCGCAAATCGCTAATCAAAAAGGCAAACTAGATGAAAATCTAATTCGCCACATGATACTAAACATCATTCGAACTCACATTAAGAATTTTAAAGCTGAGTATGGTGAAGTGGTACTATGTTGTGATAACCGTAAATACTGGAGAAAAGAATTCTTTCCTTTCTACAAAGCCGGTCGTAAGAAAACCCGTGAAAAATCAGATTTAGATTGGCACCTTATTTTTGATATGTTGGCCAAATTTAAGTTGGAACTCAAAGAAAACTTTCCATACAAAGTAATCGATGTTGAAGGTGCTGAAGCTGATGATATCATTGGTACCTTGGTTCCCATTTATGCGCCACACCAAAAAGTTTTGATTTTATCCAGTGACGGAGATTTCTTACAATTACAAATGTATGGTGCTAATGTCAAGCAATACAATCCTTCACAGAAGAAATATGTTAAATCGATTGACCCATTATTGGAGTTAAAAGAGAAAATTATTCGTGGCGATAAAGGTGATGGTATTCCTAATGTGTTTTCACCATCAGATTGTTTTGTTCGTGAATTAAGGCAGAAACCAATTACACAAAAGGTGATTGAAAAGTATTTGGCTGAAAATTATGGTGAATGGGAAGATGAGGCCGCAAGAGTTGGTTTTTCACGCAACCAAACACTTATCGACCTAAGGCTCATTCCTGGTGATATCAAATCTAAAATTATAAATACATATGAAGAAACACAACCTGCCAAAAGAAATAAGTTGTTAAATTATTTCATGGAATACAAACTAAAGAATTTAATGGAAGTGATTGAGGAATTTTAATGAAGAATCTGTATGAAGTATTTGATGAGTTTGAAGAAGCTAATAATAAAAAAGAAAGAATGGCAGTAATTGAAAAAAACCTATCAAAACTACTGGTGGATGTTTTACAATTAACTTATCATCCAGATAGTCAATGGTTGGTACATGATATGCCTGATGGTTATAAGATTCCAGAAACAAATAAAATTCCTGGACTTTCACAATGTCAATTGTCAACCGAAATACGAAAGCTTTATTTGGTTCAAAAAAACAATCCTGATGCTGAGAAATTAACACCAGAAAAACGTAATCAATTGTTATTGCAGTTATTGGAGTCAATCGAACCCCGTGAGGCCGAAGTAGTTGTTGGCATTTTACGAAAAGATTTAGGAGTTAGGGGTTTAGATTATAAATTTGTAAAAGAGGCATTTCCAAATCTATTACCATAATGTTCGAAAAAGACCGAATTGTTATTGTTTGTGGAACCTATGATCCACTAACGCTAGAAGAACTTAAATTTTTAAAGAAATGCAAAACCAAAGGAGATTGGCTCGTTGTTGGAATCCATTCTGATTGGTGGATGCAATGGTCTGAAGGTGGATACGTCCAATCGTATGACACTCGCCGTGAAATTATAAAAAACCTGAAGTGTGTTGATGAAATCTTCTCATTCAATGATTCTGATGGTACAATTTGCCAGTTGTTAAAACTTGTAAAAATTTGTTATCCTCATGCTGATATTACCTATATTTCAGCTGATGATATGCATAATATGCCAGAAAGTAAAATTCGAGGCATAACTTTTGAAACCATGAAATAGGAGAAGTAAGTTGACGAAGTTTGTAGGTAAGTTTAGAAAAGATCAAGATTACAAAGATGATTATAGTTACGCTAAGAATTTTTTAAATAGTAAGAAGCGTACTACGGAGCATCCCGAAATTAAAAAGCAGTTAAAAAATTGGGAATATGAGGATGCTTACACCGAAGAAGAAATCGAAAAGAAGTTTACCAAAATAAAGTAACTTTTTTGAAATTTTTGATATAAGTAGGTATGCTGCCGTTTAAAATAAATGGTATTGGTATTAATGTTGTTTTTTTACAACACAACCATTGACACCAAATGTAATCTGTAATATAATGGTTTCTCTTATGGAGAAATGTTATGTTAATTTATGGTTATATTCCAAAATCGAAGAAACGCAAAGTTTCAAAAGCCAAGAAGTTACAAAACGAAGAATGGCTAGCATCGATTAAATTAATCTCTCCCAAAACTACTATTCCGACATCCAAGAGCAAAACTCTCACAGGATATCTTTCCTCTATTCCTGCAGGTCGAGAAACTCCAAAGATTGCCAGTTTAGATACAGGATTTCGAGGAGCACTCACAAAATCGGGAATTATGAAGGATTACCACAAGATGACTTTAGCCGAAAGAGATAAAATTGACTACACCGGTACTTGTGTAGCGCCTTTACACAAAGGAAATTACGTTTATGTCACTCCTGGAATGAATCCAGCAGGTTTTGGTCGAAAGAATGAGGTATTATAGTGTTAAATACAGAAGAATGGCAAGAATATAAGGAATACTTGCGTAATTTGAGTGCCAAAGAGCTGGAAATTGAGTTACAATGGTTAGAGTCAGTCGGTTTAGCTAAAAGTAGAGGCTCAACTGTCACATCCAATGAGAATTTTACTATACAATGAGGAAATTATGTTAGCACAATGGGAAGAAAATCAGATTCATCGAGGAATTGATGAAATTTTATATAATATGCGTCACATCGATGCAGCTGATGTAGCATATTTTTTAGTAAAGTTCAATCCTAAGCTTGCCGAAGATTTGGCAGCATCGATTGAGCAACAAATTTTTGATAAAAATGAAGGAAAGAAGCATGAATGATATTGGACACTATATTTGGTTAGATTCACCTGCAAATGAAGATGGAGTTCCTAGTTGGAAAGCTTTGGATTCAGTAATTCGCAAATGGGCTGTATTATCCGGATTCGAAAAAGATCAATCCGACTACCAAAAAATGAAGCAAGAGTATCAATAGTCAATATGTTGTATAAAAACAACACTCGGCCAAATATTTCTTGACGGTAAGCGATTTTTGTGAGATAATGGATTATTAACTCGGAGAACTCATGGAACTAATTCATTCTAAATCACTACTAGCCAAACTAATGGCTACTGAAAATTTAACCATCGAACAGCGCAATGTGCAAACTGCCGCTTTCGATGTTAAAAATCGTGTATTGACCGTACCTATCTTAGATAAAGATATTTCAGGTTATCTTTATGACCTTTTTATGGGTCATGAGGTTGGCCATGCTCTCTATACTCCATTAAGTGGAATGACCAAAGCATACGAAGAAAAGATTCCAATGTCCATTATGAATGTGTTGGAAGATTCTCGTATTGAAAGAAAAATCAAAACCAAATATCCAGGAATCCGAACCTCGTTTATTAGGGCCTATAAAGAACTAATCGATAAAGATTTTTTCGGCACCAATGGCACCGATTTGAATGATATGAATTTTATTGACCGTGTTAACCTTTATACCAAAGGCGGCGCTGCACAAAATATTAAATTTAATTCTACTGAGCGTTATTTGGTTGAAAAAATTGAATCTACCGAAACTTATGATAATGTAATCGAAGTTGCCAGAGAAGTAATGGCATACATGAAGGAAGAGCAAGAGAAGAAAAAACTCATGTTTGATCCTGATGGTGAGGAAGAACTTGATGAATTTTCTTCTGAAGGTTATGAAGATTCCGATGAAGATGATTGGGATGAAGATACCGAAGAAAGAGAAGGTAAAAGCCAAGATGATGATTGGGATGAAATCGATAGTAATGAAGATAAACCGGAACAATATGGTTCCAATCCTGAAGGTCATGGTGAATCTGGATCAGAAGATGGCATCCGTGCACACACGGATGAATCGTATCGTAAAAACGAAAGCAAGCTATTCAAGAATGATAACCGAGCTTATTATTATGGTAACATTCCGACAATCGATTTAAATGAAGCAATCTTTAGTTATAAAAAATTGTGGGCTCAGTATAAAGTAGATATTTCTTCATTTGCTGAAAGAGGTTATCCAAATGTTACTGGTTTGGATATTAAAGGTTTTCAGAAATTGCGTAATGATTCCAAAAAAGTTGTTGGATATCTTTCAAAAGAATTCGAACTCCGTAAAAATGCTGACCAGATGAAACGTGCTTCAATTGCCAAAACTGGTGAATTGAACATGAATAAAATCTACGCATACAATATGATCGATGATATCTTCAAAAAGATGACGGTGATTCCTGGTGCAAAGTCACACGGATTGGTAATGTTTCTCGATTGGTCAGGTAGTATGTCGAATCACATGGAAAACACAGTCAAACAATTAATCAATTTGGTTATGTTTTGTAAGAAGGTAAATATTCCATATGAAGTGTATGCTTTTACTTCTGAGTTTGATCGTGGTGCTTATTCACCTAAACCAAAAGTAGGAGATATCTGCACACATCCATACAAATTACTTAATGTTTTATCGAGTAAAATGTCGGCTGCTGAATTTACATATGCTGGATCGGCTTTAGTATCCCTTTCACAATATCGTTCATTCAAGCCAAGTTGGTTTCAATTGGGTGGAACTCCTTTGTCAGAAGCAATCATTTCC